CCACGCCGTGCGGTGCCTCCTGATAGCCCTGATCCGCCGCAGCCTCGCGCGCCTGGTCGTACCAGTAGGCGACGGTCATCAGAATGGCCTGCTTGATCGGCTGCGGAACGCTCGCACCCGTTGCGCCGAACCCGGCCGTGTACGACACGGTGACGCTCGTGATGCTTTTTTCGTACCTCGTAGTCGGCCAAGAGGTTGCGTTGCTCGGGTTCAGAACGATCGAACTCGGCAGACGGTCGCCCTCGAGGCTGTAATTGGAAGCCGAAAGCGTCTGGGTCGTTCCGGCCTGATCGACATAGGTGATCGACGAAACCGCGCTCGCCTTGCCAGACGGCAGCACGATCTCGTTGAAGGCTGGGAACCTATCCAGCTTCAGGGTGAATGTGCGGTTGATCAGCGGTCGATTGCACAACTGCTCGATATAGAGACGAGCCGCCGTGATTAGTGACGAGATCAGGGTGTCCTCGCTCGAGTGGGTCACCCTCATGTGCGCCTTGGCATCGGCTGTCGTGATCGGCTCCGCAGCCGGGCTGGTGGCTTCTACATTCGACAGATAGGTGGCGCCATCAATCGTCAGCACGGTCTGCTCCCTTTACAGCCTTGCGCAAGCGTAGTGGTCGCTCCGGTGTTTCGATCTTCAGATCACGCTTCGCCAGGCCGGCGTCAATGTACTTGATCGCCTCCGAGAGCGGCAGCCGAACCCGCATCCCTTCTCCGTAGGCTCGATCTGGAACCGCGAATGCCCGCAGGATGATGATGTCGATTGCTTGGTCCATAGCGTTCGTTTAAAGCCACTAGGAGGCCATTAGAAGCCATCCAAGTTTGACTGCTCCTCGGTAATGATAGAGGGGCGGGCTACGGCCCGCCCCTCGTGTCTAGCCGTTACCTATCGATCAGGTACCGTCATCCTTCAGAGCGCGGAAGGCATCGGCGCGAACGACCTTCGCGTCGAGGCGCATCTCGCCGAGGTAGCCGATCTGGCCGTTGCCGGCGTACAGCTCGTTCAGCACCTGCATCGACATCCCGGTGCGCTGGGCCAGCACCATGTGCTGGAAGTCACCGATGACCGCGTGGATCTGGTTGCTCACGTCGGCCAGCGCAGGCACAAAGTCGCTGACGTAGACGGGGATGCCAAGCAGACGGTCGGGCGTGCCGGCCTGGAAGGAGGGCTCCCAGAGGTAGGCCGCCGAGGCAGCACCAGAGGTCGTGGTCGTGATCTTCTCGGTGAGCTTGCGCACGGCCGAGAGGAACGACTGGCTGGTGACGATCGCGCAGGTCGGGCTCTTCAGGTACTTCATCGGCAGGCTGTACACCCAAGTGATGAGTTCGTCGGCGGTGAGAGTGCCGTCCGTAGCCAGCTGCGTGGCAGTGCCCAGCGTGGCATTCTTCAAGCCCTGCGGCTTGTTGGTGCCGTTGCCGTGCCACAGCGAGTACTCGATGGACTGGCCGAACAGGCGACCCATCCGGTTGCTCACGATCGACTCGATGCTGAAGTCCGCACCGCGAGCGGGAGCGTCCTGCACGAGTTCGCGAGACACCTTGATCACTCGACGGAGCGAGTTGCCGGTGAAGGTCTTGTTCGTGTAGGTCGGCGTGTATTCGTCGACCGATCCGGCTTCGCCAGCCCAGCCTTCCGTGTCGAACTCGCTCGAGGCGAAGTCATCCTCGAGCGTGAAGTTCGTGGTGAAGGTACCGACATCGATGCGGCGCACCAGGTTGTAGAGCGCCGTCTCGAGTTCGATCGACTTCTGGAGCTGCTGGTAGAAGCCCTGCGAGGGCAGCTGTTCGCCGCTAGCACCGCTAGCCGCACCGAGAGCGCGGGTGTCGTAGTCGCGCTTCCAGCCGTTCTTGAGGTAGTCGGCGAAGCGAGTCTCGTACTGATCGCCGATGATCGGCGAGAAGCCACGAACTTCCGTGGCAGCCGAGCGGGTCTCGATGACCTTGACGGTCGGACGAGCGGAAGCCGAGCGGACGTTGAGATCCGCGATCGCATCGCGACGGATCGCGAGCGAGTCGTAGCTCTTCGACTTCTTCTCGTACTCTTCCTTCATTTCTTCGACCTCCTCTTCGGTGGCCTCGTCGCTGTTCATGCCCTCAACGAGAGCACGCATCTCCTCGTAGAGCTTGCTCATGCGCTCCACGATGTCCTTGTAGTTGGCGCCTTCGGCGCCAGTTTCCATGCTGTCCTTCATGTTGTCCATGTCCTTGTTGTTAGTTGCTCACGATCTGCACATATGACTTGGGGTCAATCAGATTGCCGCCCACGCGGACGGTGGCCCGGAGCACTACCTGGCCTGTGGCTGCTGCCACTTCGTTGAGACGCTCGACCTGCACACCTTCGTTGTGCATGGCGATGACGTATTGCTTGAGATCGACGAGCAGCGCGAGAATGTCGCCGCTCGACGCATAGGTGAAATGGGGAGTGAAGTAGGCCGGCTTGCCGAGGAATCGAGCAAACGCAGCCATATCTGCATCCGCAGGGGGATGAGCCGCCGCGCTGTTTTCAGACTGGTGCAGGAAATTGCTCATCGATCCCGATCCGAAAATCCAACACGAGCTAGCGAAACCGCTCGCGCGCAGCTTTTCCATAGCCCGAGCTAGGGTCGAGAATTGGATGTGATTAGCCCCACTGCTACCAGTATCAGTAACTATTTGAGTGGATTGGATTGCGTAGTTGTACAGCCCTTGGCATTCGCGACGATTTGCTGCCGTCGAATTCAACGGACGGCCATTGATGACCTGGCGCTCGATTTCGCTGTAGAGCTTCTTGGTCAGCAGATCGACCAGCATCTTCTCGACTGACAGACTGCTGGCTGACTCCTCGATCAGTTCCTTTGATACCACGACATTGACACCGACTTCCTTCAGCGGAATGGCGATGCTCTCATAGTTGTAGGAATAGCCGGCTGGGGACTCTCCACTGATCGTAAATCGAGGCAGGCTGAACGCTGCCGATGCCAAGTCGACGCGCGTCGTTTCCTCGTTGTAGGTGATCCGATTCTGGGTTTCGTCGCTCTCCGAATAGCCAGTCACGTTGAGCTTGTTGCCCGTGACCTTGACTACCGTGCACTTGGACAGCAGGTAATTCGTGTCGAATCCATCGCCGATGATGTCTGCCCACGAGTCCGGGGCAATCGAGGTGCCGGACTCCGTGACACCTCGCTTTTCAGCCAGCAACTTGGCATCATCAGACGAAATGCGACGCGCGCCCTGAAGGAGGTATCGGTAGAACGCTTCGCGGTGTGCCTGCTTGAAGTCCATCGTCGTATCTTCTCCGTTTGCTGTCGGTCTCGTCAACGAGGCGGCACAATGCGGAAGACCCGCCGGATCACTCGCCGGGGTGCCTGTGCCGCCTGCCAAAGGTCGAATGACCGCGTGTCAACCCGCAGGGTAGCTGCCGGATTCGCCGGGATGGTCACGACGCTCACCTCGACCAGGTCGAGATCCTTGACCATGCGGTACATCTGGCCGTTGCGGTTCTCGTAGGCATCATCCTTCACCACGAACCCGAACGACATGGAATTGACCACGCCAGATCGCACCGCGATCATCAGATCCTTGGCGTAGGAGGTGTCGATTGGGTTGATGCGAACGGCAAGCCCGCGCTCATCCTCCTCGAGTTCGAGCGATCCATTGGTCGTGCGGGCAATTGGCATCGACTGGTCGTGATTGACCAGCGCGACCACGTCGGGCTTTTCGGTCAGCGTTCGACCGAATGCGCCACGAGTGATGATTTCCTGGGCGTGACCGATGGGGTAGGGCGTGTCGAAGGTCGATGCGTAGCCACGCATGATCTGACCTTTGTCAGCCTTGATTACGCCCTTGGATCGGATCTCAATCATCGCCGTCCTCTCGAGACATACGGATCGCCACGCTGATGGGCAATCCGGCCTTCCGAAGTTCCATCAAACGATGCGAGAATGAACGCTTCTTGCGTGGCTTGCCACTCTGCCGCCGTGACTTTGGCCGTGCCGGTTTCTCTTCTTCAACCTTCACGCCCGCTTCTACCAAGTCGTTAATATCCGGGAGACCCTCTGCTTCGGCTTCAAGAGCGAGGAGCTTCTTGATTTCGGCCTTTTCCTCTTCGACCTTAACCTGATCAGGTTTCTTCTTGTACGACCTGCGAAGGTTCTTGATCTTCTTCTTGGTCTCTTCGATCCCCTTTTGGACCTCGAGAGCGCGTGGGGCATCCTTGCGGATTTGCTTTAGGATAGCCTCCTGCTCTTTGGCGTTTGCCTTATCGGCAGCCGCTAACTCGTCATCGGTAAATAACGGCTCAAGCGGCTTTCCCAACTCCTCATCGCCGGTGGGTGCTGGTTCTTCCTCCCAGTCCATCGCGTACTCAATATCGTATTCAGACGGGAGACCCTCTGCTTCGGCTTCAAGAGCGAAGAGCTTCTTGATTTCGGCCTTTTCTTCTCTGACCTTATCCGGATCAGGGTTCTTCTTGTACGACCTGCGAAGGTTCTTGATCTTGTTCTTGCTCTCTTTGATCTGCTTTTGGACCTCGCGAGCGCGTGGGGCATCATCGAGTATTTTCTGAATTTCAGCCCTCTCACCACTAACCTCTTCCGACGTTCCTTCCGTCTGCCGTGGCTTGCCGCCCTTGCCTCCGCCGCCGCCCTTGTCGCCCTCGAACTCGCCATCGCCGTCCCCGTCCTTGCCGGCCTTGCCCTTGGCGCAGTCGTTGCCTTCCGAGAAACCGCCAGAACCAGTGCCGCAGTTGCGGATGATGAAACGGGCCTGCTCGGCCGTGTAGCCCAAGTTGCGGAGTTCTTCAATCGCGTGACGCATCATGCCGGGAGTGTACATAATCGGGTTTCCTTCTCGTTTCGTTTTTTGCTTCCGTTTGTCAGCCAAGAGGCCGCCGGTAAGTGCGTGCACGCAGCCTCCTAGCGGCAATATCACGAGCGTCCTTCTTGATGCGTTCCCAGGCTTCTGCCTCGGCCATCCGCACGATCTCTTCCATTGCTTTCGCCGGCGGACCCTTGAACCCCTTCTTGTCCATCCATTCTTGGAGTGCTGGATTAGCTCCTTGGCTTATGAACTTGCCGTTGCTGAATCCAGCCTCGATATCCACATCCCCGAACCGCTCGACGATGACATCGTCGACTACATCCTGCGGGTCGTAGCCGGGGTTAAGTTCAGCGTCCTGAATGTCATCATCCCAAGCCTGACGGTCGGCGAGCGTGTCGACCGTAGAAGGGTATTCGCGGCCTTGAGCGTCTCGAGCATCCTTGCCCTCCTTGGCCTTGTGGCGGCTCATTCTAGGCTCCCCGGGACTGTGGTCATACAGTCCACGCACCCGACGATCCCGCATGGGTCGAGCCCCATCATCTCCGCCTCCGCCGGCGCAATTGTTGCCCGGCTGGAACCCGCCGGCACCAGTGCCACAGTTCCTCGACTCGAGCAGCGCACGCCTGATGCAGAAGCCGCGATAGCGCAGCTCGAGCATGGTGGCAACGTTGCCACGCTTGGCGAGCCGTTCGGCGATCTGCTTCGACCAGGCT